TTTTTGTTGACCAAAAATACTCAAAATAGTACAATAGCAGTATTATGAAAATCGTAAAGCTAAACCGCAGACACACAGCCTTTAAAAAATGGGGCTTCCCAATTGGCATACGGTTTGATGCCTGGGACGATACTGCCAGAGCCGCAGACACATATCTTTCAAACACATATAATACAGCCAGCTACCAAAGACCTGACTGTTCGTGGAGCAAGGTACGAGTACAATGGTATGGTAACTGGGGTAATAAGAGTAAGAACTTTAAAGATTTATGCCCACGTCGCCCGTATTGGATATATTTACGCAACGAAGCAGATCTTACAATGCTCGTTCTTAGTGGAGTACTAGATGAAAGTAATTAAATTAGACCGTAGATACGCAGGTAGTAGCAAATGGAAATTTGCTATACAGTTTGCCGGTACTGCAAAACACTCTCGAACTGAGCGTGTTAGATACCAATTGGCGTTTCGACGATTGTATGGTGACGACCGCGAACTTAATTCTGATAAGACTGTACCTATCTTTAGTAAAGAGTGGTACTTTTGGAATGAAAACTGGAGACTTGATTTAAAGCACAATCGCATCTACTTTAACAACGAAGGTGATGTCAGTGCAGTCTTGTTGGTGATTGACCAATAAATCCCGAAATGCTATAATAGTCGTATGTTATATAAAAAGGACTATTAATGAAGTACTTCGCGTACGGTATGAATACTAACCAGGCCCAAATGGCCAATCGTTGTCCTAGTGCTAAAAGCCTTGGTAAAGCAGTATTAATGAATCACGAGTTTCGATTCGCACGTCACGCAGATATAATCGAAAATCCCGACTATAATTGCCAAGGAGTATTATGGGATATTACCGCAGAATGTGAAAAGTCGTTAGATGCATTAGAAGGATTCCCTACATATTATCTAAAGAAAACAGTTAGGGTATTACATAATGGTAAGGCTGTAGAATGTATGGTATATTATATGGCCGGAGAACAAATTGACGAATTACCTAGCGATGGGTATTTAGAAATGTTATTCGAAGGATATAAAGAACATAATATCGATGATTATCAGATATACGAAAGTTTGACATTAATTAACAGTATTAAACAACGTCAGAAACAATTACAATCCAGGTATTTTCCAGAGGAACTATAATGAAACTAAAGAATATGATTATTGAAACAGAATATGATAATGCTTTCCCCCAAGATCGAGAGTTTACTGATTGGGTTAATGCAATTGATTATGAGTATAATGAAAAGGATAATGTTCCTGCGTTAGAAGTCAATGATAAGACCAATATAGTGTTGCATAAAGACGACACTGATTATAGCCCGTACATTACTATAAACAGTTAATTTTGGTAGACCGTTAATTCCCAAAATGCTATACTGTTGTTATAGTAAATAACAAGGAGAAACAAATGCAATTATTTGAAGTTTCATACAGTTTAGGTCAACGTGCTGATTCAGGTAGCTGGGCTGGTTCAAGTTCGACACAGAATCTTAAAATGACTGTACAAGCACTCCATGTTGGGCAAGCCCGTGCAATGGTTGAAAGCATGAATGGCGGGTACAAGCATTGTCAGATTCATAGTGCTAATCAAAAATAATTTTGGTTGTTCAATAAATCCATTTAATGTATAATAGTTGTATAGTTAATTAAAGGAGCATTTATGAGTCAGAACCATTTAGCCCAGTATAATGTAGAAGAATTGCAAGGTTACTTTAGCGATTTCCACAAGGATTATTATGGTTTTCGTCCACGTTTTGCTACCCCTGAACAATGGCGTGATCGTAGTTGGTTGGAAGAGCAGATTACTGCAATCCATGACGCTATCGACACAATGAAGGAAACTTCAGAAGGTCGCGCAGAATTGCGCCGTCAGGGTTGGTCGGTTGAAGAAAGTGATTTTGATGTGTTGGAACAGGCCGAAGAGCTAGCCAATGCTGATGCGGTATATTACGGGGCTTGACCCATAATTCGTTTTAATGTATAATAGTTGTATTGTTAATAAAGAAGGAGCTAAAAATGAGTGTATCTTTTATTCGTGTTAAAGCTGGCGCATATCGCACTACAGATGTAAGCGGCCAGGTGTTTCAGTTAGTAGAGCAGTACAAAAATACAGCCAAAGGTGGCTATGTTACTGTTAAGAATGGTGACAAGTTTCCTGGCTTCCCAGAAGACATCCGTGTTAAGGTCGAAGGTATGAGTGATTATGAGTTTGTAAGCGAGGTAGAGTTTGTTGAAGCTGGCAATACTCCTATTGCTGAAGCCAAGGCTTTAGAAGCATTGGGCGCAGAAACAGACGAAGCGGTTATGGAACGTATCCGTCAGCGTTTTGAAATCTTAGACGAAATGACTACAGCGGCAACCACAGGTGATATTCGTGCAATGATTGTAAGTGGCCCTCCTGGAGTAGGTAAGAGCTTTGGCGTAGAACGCATTGTTGAAAAGGCTTGTTTATTTGATCAAATCTCAGGCAAGCGTTTACGTGCAGAAGTAATTAAAGGTAGTACCAGTGCATTAGGTTTGTATTGTGCATTATATAAGCACAGTGATGCGAACTGTATGTTAGTGTTTGATGACTGTGACTCTATTTTGTTAGATGACGTGTCGTTGAACTTGCTTAAAGGTGCATTAGACTCTGGCAAGAAGCGTAAGATTAGCTGGTTATCTGATAGCCATATGCTAAGTCGTGAAGGAGTTCCTAACTCATTCGAGTTTAAGGGTAGTGTAATCTTTATTACCAACTTGAAGTTTGACAAAATGAAGAGTCAAAAGTTGCGTGATCACTTAGATGCATTACAATCCCGTTGTCATTATCTGGACTTGACACTTGATACAATGCGTGATAAGATTTTACGTATCAAGCAGATTGCCCAAGATGGCGAATTGTTTAGTGAATATGAATTCCAACAATCTGAACAAGATGAAATTATCGAGTTCATGGAAGCAAATCAAAACAAGTTCCGTGAAATGAGTTTGCGTATGGCTATTAAGATTGCAGACTTGAAAAAGAGCTTTCCACTTAAATGGAAAGCCATGTCAGAAGTAACTTGTATGAGAGCAGCATAATGTTTGCTTGGATAGTAGTATTCATTGTACTATTTTCCGGGCACACAGATTTAGCCGTAGCATTGGCAGTTATTTTATTTTTATTGGAGATCATATTATGAAAGATATTTTTACAGGCATCACCGGTATTATTGTAGCGATTGGTATTTTGTTTGGTATTAGTTTACTAGGCTATGAAAGTTACAAGTTCTTTGTACCTAAGTATCGTGCAGTAGATAATCAAGTATTCAAAGAGTCTGAACAGTATAACGATGGTATGATTCGTGACTTAGAGAATTTGCAAGTAGAATATATCAATGGTGATGCAGATAAGAAGCAGGCTCTACGTGCTATTGTACTGCATCGTTTTAGTGTATATCCAGAAGATAAGATGCCCCCAAACCTACGTAATTTTTATGAACAACTAAAGGCAGGTAAGTAATTATGAAACGAATTCTATTAGCATTGCCCTTTGTATTTGCGTTGACAGCTTGTGACGCACCACGTGAAACATCCACACAGATCGAACGCAAGAAGCAAGAAGAACTCAGCTTGCGTGGTGTAGAATCTGTTGGTATGCCAGCAATCACAAACTTTGCTGAAAAGCGTATGATGAAAGACATCATTGAGTTGCGTGATCAAAACGTGGCTACTACTGTCTACATCACAGACTTGAATGGCAAGTTGCACAAGGTATGTAATGCAGTTGGTTATGGTCTCCCTTATGCTACACAATACACCAACCCACAGCGTGTCAGTGGTGATGGTACTCATGGGTATGTAACATTGCCACAGGCAGATCCAAATGGTTTGTATAGTCCAGCAAGTGCAGATGGCACTTGGGTATTATGTGTAGATACCAAGTCAGGCAAACCAAAACCAGTTTATATCGAACCACGTGTTATTGTTAGTCCAATTCCACTAGATTAATAAAAGTTTTACCCCATAGCTCGCGTTAGCTCCTGAGTTATGGTTTTGTGCCCCGGGTTTAACCACTCGGGGCTTTTTATTTGATATCCTTTGAAAATTATGTTACACTAACTCTATGGCACAAATATACAAGCACACGCACGTTGAAGATTACATGGAAATCATTGCTGGTTATCGTAAGCCAGATGGTAAAAGTAATCACAGTATCTTTACTATAGGAGAAAGTCCTATTAATCTTGCACGGTATGATATGAAGGTTGTGCCTAGTCTTGCTGAACAGAGCATAGCAAACAACAAAGGCTATACAGACAAACAAGCCAAGCTGGCCACAGAATTAGTTATTAAATATGAACGTCAATTGTTTAAATTAGGGGTAGACATTACTCCAGTTAAGACCAACCCAGAATACCGGTTGCCAATTAGGGACATTGATCGTAGTACTAGAGCCTGGGTCGAAAACGATGTTATCAAACTACGCTTTCCGTATAATGTACAACAGATTGAACAAGTACGTGATGCCGGAAAAACAAGCAATGGTAAAATACAGTTTATTCGTGAAGAAAAAGTTCAGCAATTAGAGTTAACTGAATGGAATGTCAACTGGGTGTATGCTTTCTGCGAGCAACATAAATTTGAAATAGATTCGTCACTACATGAATTAATGGATATTATTCTGGCAGTAGAACAAACTCCTTACGCAATTGAACTACGATATAAGAATGATGTTATAGAGATTGCCAATGCAGCAGACAGTTTAATTGAATATCTCAATGAAAAAGAAGGTGGCATTACCACAGATAACCTGTTCCGCTTGATAGACCTAGCTCCTATCCTGGGCTACACTATAGCACGAGATATAGAAGAAACAGTTATTGCAGAGTTTGGTACACGATTCTATAGCCTGTGCGCTAACCGCCAGCTTAAAGTAGATAGCATGACCAATTCTACGATTGTTAATGATATTGCTGAGTATGCACGTGCCACTAACCGTTTCCCGATATATGTATACGAACCAGATTTAAGCGATAGATTAAAAACTGAATTTAATAAGTTATTCCCCGGGGCAATGATGACCTTAAATAATAAAGTAATGGATACAGGTATCACTGATGATATTAAAGTAGTATATACTACTAAAATTCCACGTACTCCAATACATAATATTCCCTTGATGGTTAGTAGTGCAGGCATGTTATTTGGCGGTGACAGACAAGTTTGGATACAGACAGCCGAAAAGATTGTATACTTTACCAAAGACGTGTATACTAAGAACTCCAAAGGACCCGACGTGTGCAAGCTAAACTAATAATCAAAGATGAAGTAAACGTAAAGATCGAAGGATTGGAACTTGCTGACCGCACGGCTCTAGTAAAGAAGTTCAAATATGAAATTCCTGGTGCACGTTATCAACCTAGTGTACGATTAGGACGATGGGACGGCAAGGTTGCGTTTTTTCAGCTAGGTGGTAGCAGTTACATTAACTTGTTGCCCGAAATACTTGCTTATATAGATAGCAAGGGTTACGATATTGAAGTAGAAGACCTGCGTGAATACAAAACACAATTTACGTTTGATCAATTCACTGAAGATACTTTTGCAGATCAAACTTGGCCCAAGGGACACCCACAAGTAGGTGAACCTATCAAGTTCCGTGATTATCAAGTTGACATCATCAACAACTTTTTACAAAACCCGCAGAGCATACAAGAAATTGCCACAGGTGCAGGTAAGACTATTATGACTGCTGCACTTAGTAAAAACATAGAGCCATATGGTCGTAGCATTGTAATTGTGCCTAACAAAAGCCTAGTAACACAAACAGAAGCAGACTATCGGAATCTAGGTCTTGATGTGGGTGTGTACTTTGGTGACCGTAAAGAATTTGGCAAGACACATACTATTTGCACTTGGCAAAGTTTAAATATTTTATTAAAAAATACACAAGCCGGCATTGGCGATGTTACTATAGGTGACTTCATCGAAGATGTTGTTCTAGTAATGGTAGACGAAGTACACATGGCCAAAGCAGATGCCCTAAAGACTCTGCTCACAGGTGTGTTTGCTCGGGTACCCTTGCGTTGGGGATTAACAGGAACTATTCCCAAGGAAGATTACGAAAAAGTAAGCATTTTCTGTAGCCTAGGTACAGTAGTAGGCAAGTTAAGCGCCAGCGAATTACAAGAAGCAGGACACTTAGCCAACTGTCACGTGAACATTGTACAGATGGTAGATCACGTTGAGTACAAGGACTATCAGTCTGAGCTTAAATACTTAACTACTAACGCAGAACGTCTGGCATACTTGGCCAAGATGATTGACTCGATCAAAGAAGGTGGTAATACACTTATCCTAGTTGACCGAATTGAAACAGGCAAGATCTTACAAATAGAACTAAGCAGTTTGTTTAGTTTACTCAAAGACAAGCCTGAAGTAGCATTTGTATCCGGCGCAACTAAAGCCGGTGATAGAAAAGACGAATACGATGAAATTGCAACAAGTACTAACAAGATTATTATTGCTACCTATGGTGTTGCTGCTGTGGGCATTAATATCCCTAGGATTTTTAATCTTGTGCTTATTGAGCCCGGTAAGTCCTTTGTTAGAGTTATCCAGTCCATTGGGCGTGGGATCCGTAAAGCGGAAGACAAAGACTTTGTACAAATCTGGGACGTAACATCAACCTGTAAGTTCGCCAAGCGACACTTAACAGCACGTAAGAAATTCTACAACGAAGCAAACTATCCATTCACAGTTGAGAAAGCAAATTGGCAATGAAAAAACTAATCGTGTGCGGGTGTAGCTTTAGCGCACCAGCAAAAGATCTACCTGGCACAGCCTACGGTGAAGTACTAGCAAAAAAACTAGGATGGGACTTAGAGATCCTGGCAAGGCAAGGATGCAGTAACGGTGGTATCCGTGTGCAGATAGATGAGGTATTAAGACAGAAGCCTGCGTTCGCCATCATTGCACCTACATTCCATGATCGTATGGAAATCCCTGCAACCGCAGCACCATATGTTCCACCAAAAGAAGAAAACAAAGGTTGGAACTCGGACTTACAAAAACATCTACAACATAGCCACCTAAATGGATATGATCGAACCGTGGGCATTGACAATATTAACTATGGTACGAATCCGTATCGTATGATTTTTGAAACTATTTTTAGCCTGGTAGAGAATTACGATCACCCATACCGTAGTGCCAAGATAGATCGTAATACACAGCAGGCAATGAAGCAGTATGTAAACTTTCTATACGATAGTGAATGGAAGCGACAGCAGGACGAGTGGATTATCCGTGACGGGATTATGCAGTTGTTCTATTCCGGAATACCTTTCCTATTGGTTGCAAATAACCTATGGAATAGTAATACTGTTCGTGAAGCTATACCTAGTGTAGTACCTGACAAATACATGACCCTGGAATACGAAGAAACTCCTGCTTATGCAACCAATACCTGGCCATTTAGCGGTAAAGTAGATCCTGGATACCACGGTGATCCCAAGAGCCAAGAGTATTTGGCAGACATATATTACAAGAAGATATGCGAGCAGTTGCACTTGTAGCCCATCCTGATGATTGTGTTATATTTGCTTGGCCCTTTATTGAAGCCCATCCAAAATTTAACTGGACCATTGTTTACTTGACCTATCACGCAACAGACCCACGTGGACAAGAACTAGAAGCCTATTGGAATCGTCGTAATATACCTACAGCGTTTTTGGGCAATACTGACACATGGTTAGACATGGTTAGGGGAAAGATCAGTTTTGATATTACCAAAGCTTCTGCAGATCTGATAACAGCCAGCTCGGGAGCAGACTTGATATTAACCCATAATCAAGATGGCGACTATGGACATATACATCACAGGTTTGTTTGTGAAGTAGCCAACTCAATTGATACACCAAAGGTTTACTTTGCAAGTACTTTCAATTATAATACAGAGTACACAGTCTTAGATTCTGTTGCAGCAGACGAACTACCATTACACAGCGAAGTTATCATAGGCTTCCAAGATCGTAATATAGGTAGATATATTGTAACACCGGAAGCGGAACTTATATTAAAAGAAAACCAATGAGAATATTAACACTAGATAATACAGCATACGAAATGGATCAAATCCCTGAGGAAATTGATGAAGTTAGATTTTGTGTACTAGACAACAGTGATCCCAAAGAACCGGACTATTTTTATATTCCTTTAATCTTTCTAGAATCGTTTAACAGTCCTGCATTAGTATTGCGAATTGGTAACAATGTTATTCGTATGCCAGTGGATTGGCAAATACTTATCGGCGAACCAGACTTTGGCGATTTAGAAGTTGTTCCGCTAACCAGTATCAATGATCGCGGATTTAATGTGTTTACATTTAACCCATTGAGTAGTTTCCGCCCAGAGTTTGCTCCTGTGGAAATTGTGGATATCTATCAAGATGTTAAATGGTATTTCCCCAAACTTAAACCAGGACAGTTATTGGCAGTTCCGTTGACCGAAGGCGATAAACCTATGTGTGCATATTTTATCAAAGATATCTCACGTCAAAGCGAGGTCATTAACTACGGTAAGGTTTGGTAATATGGGCAACCTTAAACCGGGTGCTACTTACATCTACGAACGAGCAGACGGCGTAACCTATGCTAGAGAAGCAGGTGCCCACCCCGGTGATAGAATAGCAATTGGCTGGGATTATGATTACAGACAAAAAACTGAAGCAATAGAACGTATGAAAATGTGGACTGAAATACTTCAAGCCGCAAAGACCAATCCTGCTTTACAAGATGCTATAGAACGTGTTATAATACTATATGAATTGCAAAAGGGCGAAGATCCACCACCATGGCATCCAGTATAACAGAAGATAAATTTGGACATAATCAATTAATTGCAGAGATGAAACATGCAAGCCTTTGGGGCGACATACACAGACGTGCAAAAACAAATCCAGAGTTACAAGAGCAGTTAGATAAAATTGTTGTATACTATAAGTTAAAATATGACCGTAGATAAATTAGATATTAAAAACGAAATGGCACAGTTTGATCGTAAGAACAGAGAGTTTTACGATAGTCTTGATGAACAGGAAAAGAAGAAGTTTGCTCCTTTCTTAATGATTCGTTGGGGTAGTGCAGTTGGCGGCAATGTAGACCTGCAAGCATACTATCTAATGAGCTGTAACGAAAACTTAAATAAGAACTTCTTTGAGATTAGTGCTGCAAAACACAAAAAGCTACAATGGTTATTAGCAACAACAGTGAGCCCGGGCATGGGCAATCAATATCACCAATGGATTACTCCAAAGAAAAAAGGTGCCGGCGACAATACGGCTGTTAAATTCTTAAAAGCACTACGACCTGATTTAAAAGAAGATGAAATTAAACTATTAGCACAAATTAATACTAAAGACGATCTCAAGGCCTATGCAAAAGAGCTAGGATGGGATGATAAAAAGATCAAAGAGCTAACATGATCAAGAATCTAGTTGTCAATGGATGTAGTTACATGGAAGGATATGCCATTGGCAACGGACATGTAGACTTGGCTAACCGATTGGGTATTCCACATGCAGAAAGTTTGGCCATCGGTGGTAGCGCCAACAGCAGAATAATTAGAACTACACTAAAGCATAGTTATAGAGCAACAGAACCTACTTTGTATGTATTAGGATTAACTTTTATAAGCCGTGGCGAAATACCTATTCTTGGTATGGATCCAGCAACTGAAGCTGACTCGTTTGAAGGACGCTGGTGTAATCCGCAAAATCAGGAATTTGCTAATCGTTACGATCACTTCTGGAACAAAACAGAAAGTGAAAAGTTTGTTAAACAAAAACTAATGGTAGAAGCCTATAGCTTAATTGACAGAACTGAAGATTTACTGTATCGTATACTGTCAACTATAGATAGCTTAAAGTCTAGAGGACATCGCGTATTGGTATATCAACAGGCTGATGATAGTTATAGATATCTACTGGAAAATCCTAGATTAAGTTTATTGTCCAGTACAGATTGTATCATTGATGGGTTCCGTTGGTGTGCAGTTGGGTACCAGCATGAACAAGGTGTTGCTAAGGCTTCATCTACTGGTGGCAATTTTATTGGACCTCAATCAACTCCTGACCATATGCGTCACCCAAAAGCAGGAGAACATGCTGTTCTTAACGAGTATCTTGTAAAGTATATCAATGACTGCAACATCATTTAAGTGTCGGTATTGTGAAAAAACATTTGCCAAGGAAAGTACGTTGGCTGTGCATCTCTGTGAACAAAAGCGTCGTTGGCAACAAGAAAAAGAAGTAGGTGTGCAATTAGGACTTAAAGCATATCTAAAGTTTTATGAAATGACACAGGGTAGCGCCAAGTTAAAGAGCTACGAGAACTTTGTAACTAGCCCATACTATGGTGCGTTTGTTAAGTGGGGTCGTCATATGGTAGGTATACGTGGCATTAATCCCACAGCTTTCTTAGACTGGCTATTAAAAAACAACAAGAAAATTGACCACTGGTGTAAAGACGAGTTCTATGTCACCTACTTGCACGAGTGGTTACGTAGAGAAGCAGTACAGGACGCATTGGAGAGAGCATTAAATGAAATGCAAACGTATGCAGAAGATCATTTGGAACTTAGGAATGGATTTAGCGACTATTTTAGGTATGGTAACAGCAATCGTGTGGTGCATCATATTGCTACCGGTCGCATTAGCCCGTGGGTCGTTTATAACTGCACATCGGGAGTTGAGTTCCTGGATAACCTGGGTGATGAACAAGTTCAAATAATCCTGCCGTGGATTGATCCCGACCACTGGCAACGCAAATTTAAAGATTATCTAGCAGACACTGAGTGGGTTAAGGATATATTGCAGAAAGCAAATCTATGAAATTTAAATCAGACATTGATATTGACTTCCCCGATAGAGATCGAGCACTTGCATTGCTTAAAACTACACCTGCGAGCATCCTGCGTGATGGTCGTTTAATTCGACACAATACAGGAGTATATGCCACAGACATTCCTGTTGATCCATTTACTGGTATTGCCAGCATTGACCATGAGTCGGCAGAAGATCGCGGCTATGCTAAACTGGACTTTTTGAACGTATCGTTATATACGCAGATAAAGAGTGAAGAACATTTACAAGAACTTATTGCACAGGAACCCAAATGGGACAAACTGTATGATCCAGAGTTCTGTGGAAAACTAATACACATTGGTAATCACTATAAAACACTAATACAAATGCCAGAAGCAGTTAATAGTATTGTGCGTATGGCTATGTTGTTGGCAGTAATACGTCCGGCAAAACGACACCTAATAGGTCGAACTTGGAAAGAGGTTGGTGAATCAGTTTGGGAACGTCCCGAGGATGACAGTTATTTTTTCAAACGTAGCCATTCTGTGGCCTATGCACACCTGGTAGTAGTTAATATGAATCTTTTATCCAACCAGGAACGTTATAGCGTGTGATTTTGGCTTAATACGCCAATATCGCGAACTACACCTTTATTTAGCTTACTTTTCGTATAAGAGTGATGCTCTTACGCTTGCTTCGTTTGCTAGCCATTTCTTTTAGGCTCACATAAGGGCCCATTTTAATTTCAACGTCTTTACTGTTCATAGTACGTAGACAAGTTTTAAACAAAGACCAATCGGCTTTAAGAAATACATTAATTGGGATTAATCTATTACTTTCCCACCACCACGTTTCCCCTAAACTTAGGAATACCTTCTTAACTTCATCTCCTCTTAAGAGTCCAAAGTCGTATAGAGTTGTAATAACTTCATCAGAATTTTGAATAATTCCGATGTAATCATTGCCACCGTAGGTAACGTGAGAAAGGAAAGGGTAGGAGCTAAGTACTGATGTCTGTTCGTTATTCATTATTCTTACAATTATTAAAGTGATACCGGGTCATATTACCACCACCGCCGGTTTTATTACAATGCGGACAAGTTACTTTTTTAATATTGCGGATATCAATAACCCCGGATTGTTTGCGTAGTTCCATTGATTTACGCCATTTATCTGTAGTTTCTTTAGTAATTGTTTTCCCTTTATGTGCTTGCCCTATTTTATCTCTATGTTCTTTAGACAATGGCAAACGTTTAATACCTTTTTGCGAGTCTGACAATCGTTTGCGGTGTATTTCTGATCTGTTTGGTAATTTTTTACCAGTATTACTAGCACTAATTTTAGCACGAGTTTCGGCAGATCTATATGCTCCGCTAGATCCTTCTCCGCCATTGCTACGGTTATGTAAAATTCCAGTTCCTAAATCTTTACGACCAAAAATAGAAATTAATTTTGCCTCCAATTGGTGTGCCTCAGATTCCGATAGATTTTTTGCTATTATTTGTATTTTAGATCTATCTTTGGGGACAGTGACTGAGTGTTGTTTACTAAACATTCTCCAACCACAGCCCTTACCGATATGGTACGGCGTTCCGTTAGAGGATCGTGCATAAGAATATACATAAAATTTTGTTATCTGTTGAGTTAAATCTTCCACGGTGTCCAATAATTGTTGTGCTTGTTTATTTATATTCTGGATACAGCCAATCAAAAGAATAACGTATAAATATAGAATAAGAGACCTAAAACTATGATCACCGTAAAAGCATACATCTACCCAAATACCGCGGAAGTCCAAGTTTTTGATCCTACGATATTTACAACAAGGAATCGCCAAGTGTATTCACGACCAATTAAAGTCTATCAAGGCATAGACAATCCCGTACAAGTTATAGTCCGTAATCAGGACCAAAAATCCATTGATTTAACTGGATCCACAATGACTGCACAAATACAAGATCCTACCAATCAAACAACTATCAGCTCATATCCAGTTACTTGGGCAAACATAATGTTAGGTCAAGGCAATTTCACACTAGATCGTGCTACTATAGACAGTTTGGAAAACCGTTTCTACAAATTAACCTTTAGTACCAGCAAAACAACTGGTAATGTCACACACGTAACACCAGTTTACATTGATGATAATTATGGTGTTCCTTTGGATCTAGAAGTACTTCCGGCCTACTATTCTACAACCCCATAACAGTTGACGTAACTCAAACAATCCTGTATACTATACAGAATGTTAAACTCTATTCGCGACGCCGTAACCCAAATATTACCGCATAAACGTAAAACTAACTCTAGCTCAGGTTGGATAAGTTTCAACGGCGTTTGCTGTCAACACAACGGTGAATCGGCAGACACACGTGGTCGTGGCGGTCTAGTTATGAACGCAGATGGTGGTGTCTCGTACCATTGCTTCAATTGCCAATTTAAGGCCAGCTATGTCCCGGGTCGTCATTTAACATATAAGTTTCGCAAACTATTGTCATGGTTAGGTGCAGATGATGGCACAGTCCAACGCTTGGTCATTGATGCTATCCGTGTTAAGGACTTGATAGCACCCGAACAACTAGTAGAAGTAATTGAACAAGAAGAAATAAAGTTTAAAGCAAGGCCTTTGCCGCCAGATGCTAGTAACTTAGAAGAACTTGGTTTAATGTATCGGCTCCAAGACTTTACAAACATGCCACTAGAATTCGTGGCTGCTGTGGTATATGTTAACGATAGAAAAATAGATTTAAATAAATATCATTTCTACTGGACACCCGATACGGCACATAACATGAATAAACGTGTGATTGTTCCATTTACATGGAAAAATCAAATTATTGGTTATACAGCTCGTACCTTTGCAGAAGATGTAAAGCCCAAGTACCACAACAGTCACGAAGGTAACTATGTATTCAACACAGACAATCAACATCGAGATAGTAAATTTGTTATTGTAGTCGAAGGCCCGTTTGATGCCATGGCTGTAGATGGTGTTGCTATCTTAGGCAATGAGTGTAGTGAAATACAAGCAGACATTATCGACAGCTTGGGTCGTGAAGTTATTGTTGTACCTGATGCCGACAAGGCCGGCGCCAATCTAGTAGACAAGGCATTGGAATACGGGTGGAGTGTTAGTTTTCCGGTATGGCAAGACAAGCACAAAGACGTAGCTAGTGCAGTACAAGAATACGGCAAGCTATTTGTTATTAAGAGTATTATAGACGCTAGACAATCGAACAGATTAAAAATTGAGCTTAGAAAGAAAAAAGTATATAATTAAATATGGCTACTGATTACACACCCGAACTACAAAAACTATTTTTAGAAATGATGATGCAAGATGCACAAAGTTATGTGCGTGTTGCTAATATCTACAATCCAGAGAACTTCCACGGCAGCGTTAGAGAAGCGGCCAAGTTTATTCAAAGTCACTCTGCTGAATATAAAACATTACCTACACTTGAACAGATTCGAGCAGTAACAGGTGTAGATCTCAGACCCATTCCCGAAGCCGGGGACGGGCATCAAGAATGGTTTATGAAGGAGTTTGAAAGTTTTAGTCGTAAAGAAGAACTATCTAGGGCTATTCTTAAGGCAGCAGACTTGTTGGAAGAAGGCGATTACGATCCTGTAGAAAAACTAATTAAAGATGCAGTACAGATTGGCCTAACAAAAGATCTAGGCACAGATTACTTTGCAGATCCACATGCACGTATTGACAAGTACTTTAACTCAGGCGGACAAGTATCAACAGGTTGGCCACAGATGGATAAGATCTTGTATGGCGGATTTAGTCGAGGTGAGCTTAACATCTTTGCCGGCGGATCAGGGTCAGGTAAATCACTTGTTATGATGAACATTGCATTGAGTTGGTTACAAGCAGGGTTAAGTGGTGTTTACATTAGTTTAGAACTCTCTGAAGAACTAGTGGCTCTGCGTACTGATGCCATGTTAACCAGCACAGGTACTAAAGAAATTCGTAAGGATATTGATACTACAGAACTTAAAGTTAAAATGGTAGGTAAGAAGTCGGGAAAGTATCGTATTAAGTCATTACCGGCGCAGAGCAACGTAAACGATATCCGTAGCTTTATTAAAGAGTATCAAATACAAACAGGAAACGCAGTTGACTTTATCATGTGCGATTACTTGGACTTGGTAATGCCAGTGAGTGTTAAAGTAAATCCAAATGATCAGTTTATCAAAGACAAATATGTAGCAGAAGAATTGCGTAACTTATCGCAAGAACTAGGTGTGTTGTTTGTAACAGCATCACAGTTGAATCGTAGTGCAGTAGAAGAAATTGAATTTGATCATAGTCATATTGCAGGTGGTATTTCAAAGATTAATACTGCGGATAACGTGTTTGGTATCTTTACAAGTCGTGCTATGAAAGAACGTGGCAAGTATCAAATACAATGTATGAAGTCACGTAGTTCAACAGGTGTAGGACAAAAGATCGACTTAGAGTACAATATTGAAACCATGCGTATTACTGATGCAGGCGAAGAAGGCGGAGACAGTAATAGCGGCGGATATGGTAAACCATCTGCAAGTATTTTAAATTCTATCAAGACATCTACAGTAGTAAATGATGGTATGCCTAAGGCAAGAGATGGATTTACTCTCGATAAAGATACAGGACCTCCTCCCGGAAGTAGTGTGGAAAGTAATAAACTTAAACAGATGATTGCTGGACTGAAAGCTAAATCCGAATGACGTCTAACAAATTTTGTAAATTTTTAACCAATGGTTGGTCAATTTTCCAAAACCAGCAAGGAATCATTGTAAAACCGTGTTGTTGGTATAAGGAAGATATTCTGTTAAACGGTAATAACTCGTTGGATCACTTACATCAAATTGACAATTGGACGCCACAATGTGGAGTATGTAAGCAACAAGAAGATTCGGGTATTAGTAGTTTTAGACAAGCTAGTTTTGATATAATACCCGATACGATTCCTGGAAAACCTGTAGCTATAGATATAAGTTTGGACTTTAATTGCAATGCAGCATGTATTACATGCGGACCAGACGTAAGCACATTGTGGCAAAAAGAATTTAAAAAAAGCCAGAGAATCTATTCAATAGTACCTAATTCAATTAATACAGTATTAGCCGACCTTGATCTGAGTCATCTTAGACGTATAAAGTTTTTCGGCGGCGAGCCATTATTTACAAATACACATCTACAAGTGTTAAAGAAAATCCCAGATCCCTCTCAAGTTGAAATTTGGTATACCACCAATGGTAGTATATATCCCACTGCCGAAGTATTTAATACATGGAGTCAGTTTAAATTGGTATTTTTTGAAGTATCAATTGATGGAATTGGGGAGCAATTTAATTATATACGATGGCCATTAAAATGGGACAAAGTAGAAAATAATCTACTAAGATTGGTTAAGGAAGCTCCCGTAAATGTTATGTTCAGGGTTAACCATACATTAAACCTTTTTAATGTTTTTTATTATAATCGATTAACAGACTGGGTTAAAAATACATTTTCTACTAATAGATTAGGAGATCCCACGGAAATTAATGTTCACCCTTGTTGGGGTATTTGGGATTTGGAAAAGACTCCTCGTTCTCTGCGGGATTTAATTAATAAAACAGAGCCCGCCGGAATTGTTAATAGGTTATTGCTCAACACCAAATTAAATAGTAATCTGTCGGATATTGATAATTTTATTAATACGTGGGAACATCGTCGGCAAAACAGTTGGAAAGAAGTCTTTCCGGACATAGTCGAATATTTTAAAGAATTATGTTAGTAAATCGAGGTATGAAATTGGCACCGGTTAATCCTTTAAGTTGATCTTGTGCATTGATTTCTTTTATTGCTAACATAAAATTTTGATCATCTATTGGTAAGTGGGGTCTAAAAAATTGATTTAATTCGGGGTGTTGATCTTTAATAGACTGAGGCAATGAATTAACATTAAAATAACTAGGATGCGAAACTATATTAGTATTAAATGTTAGATTGTTTTGATTAAACCACCCAATAGTGTCATGGTAATATAAAATATTTAAATTGCTTATAGTATAACTAACACTCACATAAGTTGCAAATTCTTTAAATAATTTGATGTTGTTTATTAAAACTGACCATTTTAGCGGATAGCGTAAATATTCAAAAACCGGGCCAATTCCGTCAATGCTAACACAGATACTTAAATTTTTAAATTGGGAAAGTATATCTATATGTTTTTGAGTAAGCTCAGTACTTCCATTGGTAACAATACTTATAAAACACGAGGTATTGTTTTTATCTAATAGTTGTTGTAAAATAATAAGAATGTTTTTATCGTACAGGGGCTCGCCCCCTAATAAACTCAGAGACGTTATTGTGGAAAAATTAATTTTGTTTAAGGAATCGTCACCCATAGTAACTAAATTAATTGGTATACTTTTCAATTTTGCCCAGCTGGTGCTAGCGGTTGGTCCGCATGTAATACATGTTGCATTACAAAGATTTGAAGTGTATAGTTTTATAATTTTTGGACTATATTTGCCTTGACAACAATCTTGGAATATAAAATTAATATCTCGATTTTCATAAAAATCAAAGGTTTCGTTTTTTAATTGTCTATCGCTTTTAATGGATTGATCCTCAAGATCCCAACAGGATTTACAGCATTCTGGACGAATATTGTTAAGCATCTGGGATCTTACTTCGTCTATCTTGTGTGGTTTCATTAAACAGCAAGGTGTAATAAACCCAGATTTATCGTATTCGCCTCCAAAAAACGGCATTACACAAAAATTATTATTCATATAGCATATTTACTGGCGTTGAGAAATATCATTAAATAAATTAACATATAAATACAACATAACAACTGGAGCATACCTTGCAAAAGAAGGCCCGTAGCATATTAGACGAACTAGACACGTTGCTAGTACACAAAGATCGTGAGAATCTTGTGGAAAGCCGTGCCTCCAACGTAATCGCTGGAGCAATCAATCTAATCAATTATATACGTGAAAATTACGATGCCGAGCAAGCAGGAGAGCTGGAACGACGATTAATCAATTCAATCCGTACCCAGGAACCAGAGAAATTTAAACGCGGTGTACGGAGAATGAAAAGTGAAGATTAACGAAGTTATTAGCGAAGCAATAAACACAGGCACAGGAACCCCCAAGGCGGCGCCAGCACAGGCAGCACCAGCACAGGCGGCGCCAGCACCTGAGGATACTCCGGCAAGAGCAAGTCTATGGAACAAAGTAAAAGGTTTTGTTCCTGGCACAGCTGAAAGACAGGCCAAGGTTTCCGGGCAACAAGCCACACAGCGAAATCAAGAAGATGCCAAAATTTGGGTCAATAAATGGACACAAGGCGTACAGGCAAATCCAGCATCAAACACTCCGGCTAACCTACAAAAATATGCTAGACAACTAGCAACAAGACACGATGGTACACAGTTATTTGCTATTCCAAAACCAACTGATATGTCTCCTAAAGGGGTAAGTCAATTTTTAACTAACATTGTTGCCCGTGTATCAGCTGGTATCGAAAACGGTCCTGCTGTTAAAAAGGCTACAGCTAAAGCGCCGGCACCAGCTCAAGGGTCGAAAGTATTTGGGCAAATGGCCAACCAACTTGGTCAACAACCCGGGGATGAACAAACGGCAACACCGGCAACAACGGCAACACCACCTGTACCCGATCAGCCACAAGATATTGTACAACAAGCACAAGCTGCTGGCGTACAAATTAAGAATCAAGAACCCATTATCATTACAACAGGTAAGGGTAAAGAATATGGGCTTGACGATCGAGGACAATGGATTCATTTAGCAAGTGGCAAGGTTCAGCCTGAATCATTACAACAGTTCTTAAGTCAACAGCATGATATTAGTTTAGGTATGCAGAAATAATGTACCTATACGAAGGTGGAAATGTATTCGATAATACAAGCGATGTGGCAAAAGAAAATGTTGCCGCAGTAGTAGACACAATTAAACGAGATCTACCAAGTGGACTACAGCGTCATGTCATGGCAGATATTGGTAGTGCTGGTTATAAAGTAGCAAGTGGAGATATTGATTTGTTTTTAGATCAAGCTGTCACAGTAAAGAACTTTGGTGTAGCAGATGAGAAGCAGGCTAAACAAGCATTAGCACAATACTTCCAAGCTAAAGGTTATGCAGTAGCAGTAAAAGGTCGCAACGTACACGTTGATGTTCCTTACAAACTAGCAGATGGTAAGACATTATATGCACAAGTAGATTTAATGATCATACCCGATGCTAAAAGAGTTGCCGACTGGCATCAGCATGGCCCACGTGGCATGTACGATGATCCAGCATTCAAAGGCAATCAATTGTTCATTCTATTAAACAGTATTGGTAAATTTTTAGGTCTTAAAGTAGATGCATTTGGTGGTACAGTAATGCGCCGGGACGACAACTCCGTAGTCGCAGACACCCGTGAAGCAGCCGCAAAAGTACTTTTGAACCCGGGCGCACACGCCGCAGATTTAAACTCAGTAGCTTCTGTATTAAAAGCATTAGCCAGTGACCCCGACCGCGAAGGCAAGTTAGCGCAAGCCAAACAAGACCAAGCCAAGGGGTTACTAACCCTTCCCGAAGACGTAGCACCGGGAACAGCTGCATGGTTTAGAAAGCTAGGCCATCAGATATGAAAATAAGAGATATTATTCTTGAGTGGAACTCAGATTCAAGTCTACCTGCGTTGATTAATAAAACAGCAGAGGTTGATGGTATTCAAGTAAGTATCAACACTAATAGCAAAAATGCAAGTGTTTATGCATCATCAAACGGACGGAGACTAGGATACGCAGAGTTTGATCGAGATGGCAACGTTATGGTGCCTTATGATTTGGCAGTAGACGACAAGTATCGCGGGCAAGGCATAGCTGCAATCATGTATGATTATGTAAAAAGCCTAGGTTTTAAAATTGAACGCAGTTCGGAACAAACCGATGCTGGCAAATACTTCTGGGACAAGAATCGCGGCGAAGAAGGTCGACTATGGGAAGGTGGCTGGGACACAACCTTAACACAAGGTACAGTTCTACACCCTCGGATTGTTGCAGTAGCCCTGCAAGTAGTAGACCGTTTTGTTGCAGACTTTAATGCGTATTTAAAGCCACACGGATTGGGTCCAGTACGTCGCGGACGTCCCACAGGATCCAGCGCACATCACGAAGCTGATACTCAGGAAAATCCTGACAAAGTATATGGTGATATTGATTTACAAATGATTGGTCCAGAAACAGCGGGTCAAAGTTACGGACAATTTACAGCATACTGGAACAAGCTGGCTGATGACTTTGTTAAACAAGGCCATGCTCCTTATGTAGATACAAGCGAAAGTAAAGCAGGACATCCTATCTTTGCCCTGGGTAACAACCAATTTGTACAAGTAGATTTTATGTGGCACCCAGAGCGGTTAGAACAATGGGGTGCGAGTCGTGTTACTCCCGAACGCGGAGTTAAAGGCTTATTGCATGGCAATATGTTTAGCGTACTAGGAGAACTACTTGATCTAAGTATTCAACATGCTGGCGTACAATTAAAAGTACAAGATGGCCAACACGTTCCTTTTAGTAAACAAAAAGACACAGAGGTAGTCACAGTTACAACTAGCCCAACAACATTTATCTATGATACATTCATGTATCTGGCCAAGAACCTGGGTATTAAGAATCCCAAGGTTAGTCCACTATTAAAGCAAAATCCCGGCAATGACGTCAATGATGTTAAGATTAGTAAATTGGTACAGGGTATTAAAGGCTTTGCTGAAAGTTGTGACATGAATGATATGTTCGGTCAAGGCGACTTGGCAGGTTTCCTGTCAGGGCAAGACTTCTTAACCAAGTTCCTGCAACGCTACGACGAAAAAGCACAAATAGATATTGCCGGTAAAAAACGTGATAAAGCTACAACACCAGATGCTATTGCACGTGCTAATAGCGATAGAGAAAAAATACAACAAGGTTTAGATATGGTTAAGGGTTATTTTAAATGAAATTAGAATTTATAGATAACCTGTTTGAAGCTGCTGCACCAACACGCATTCCGCACCCAGAAGATAGTATATTTGATGGTAGTGCCAGCGCGGCCAAGTATGTTCGAGGCCTACAAGAAGTTATTGCCAATCCCGGCTCCGTTAGTATTAAGTGGGATGGCGGCATTGCATTAATATTTGGTTATACACCTGCTGGCGAATTCTTTATCAATGACAAATATATGCCTGAAGGTTTCTTTGCCAAGAGTGCAAAGGACTGGGAAGTATACGACACTACAATGAAGTCATCACGTACAGCACGTCCCGATCTATATCCTAAGATTGCATTGGTGTGGAATGGGTTAAAAGCCGCAGTAACAGAACGAGCGATATTTAAAGGCGATTTAATGTCAGTCGGCGAACTACAGCCACAGAACGGTATGTTTATATTCAGCCCAACTACAGTGGAATATCATGTTCCGGTTAAATCTGCAATTGGTCAATTGATTGCAGGTAAAGTTGGCATCTTGGCAGTACACCAAATGAATGGTACTCCATGGGATGGCAAAACTGGCCTAGCCAACAAAGGCAACGTAGCAATACTAAGTCCTACTGCTGGTATAAAATTTAAATTAAACACACCTGTGCAGTTAGTTGGAGCTGCTACCAAGGCAGTTACACAGTATGGCAAATTGTCTGATGAGTTTTTAGCTGGCTTGCAAAGTGTTGCTAAGGCCGCGATACAAAAGTATTTTAACCACAAGATCACAGCACAAACCAATGAAGAAATTGTTCCTTGGCTACAACATAATATATCTGCACAGC